AATATTAGAATTAATACTGTTGATAAAGGTATTATAGATTACCCGGTGGTTGCTATAACAGAATATCCAAGCTCATCTTTGAATGGTCCATATTTCCTGTACCAGATAGTTACTACTAATGTAACATCTAGCACCAATAATCAAATATTGAATTATAGGGTAAGTGCTAGTAGAAACGTTAGTTTTACTATGAATAATGGGGATGAAGTATATCTTACAAATCTTACTGAATCTGTTGATAATTTAAATTACTTTAATCCTATTACAGGAGTATATACTTTAGGGAATACTCCTAATATTCCTTTAACATATACTGCTTCTGTGCAATGGAATGGATCTCCAAATTCTACTAGAATATATGCTGCTATAGCATTATTAAATAATCAAGGAACAGCTTTAGAATTTATGGGTGGAGGGTATAGTGATTATGCTACTTCTCTTTCCACTTTTACTTTTAGTGGATCTTTTACCCCAATAGAAGGACAACAATATCAATTATATCTAGGTAATTTCTCTGGTTTTAATTTTAATATTAATACTGCTAGCTTATCATTTACCCAATCTACTACCCCAGTACCAGGTATAGGAGCCCAAACCATCCTAGAACCATACATTACAACCCCATTCATTAACTCAGATTACGATGTGTTGATGAATAATGCTGTAATAAACAGACCTAATTCACTTTTTCTAGATGTTGATTTTGCAGATAGTCAAATTTTGCCTATAAACCAACAAGCAATATTATCTAGTTCTGCCTCCCCTGCTGTTATACAGGATTCATATTATTCTTCAAATTGGTGGGCAAGTTCAAGATATAATGGGCAGCAACTTTCCAATGAAAAATATAATGTTTGGTCAGAAGGAGATTTTACTCCGGATAAAGTGGCAAACGTACAAAATTTAAAAACGTATTTTGTAAGATTTAATTGGCTAGCAGGAACTTCTCCTGAATGGGGTAATAATTTTGAGGGAAAAACAAACGTTAGTATCAAATATATTATTGATGAAAATGGGAATGAAATTCCTCCTATATTTGATGAAAACGATATTAATTTATCTATTATCCAATCTGCTTTTGGGGGGTACTATAATCCTACTCTTAATTCCTATAAAAATTCACCAATTAATCCTACAGCTAACGCTACTTTACTTTTATCCAATCCAGATTCATTTGGTGTTAATTTAGACGCAGTAAACTACACAATACCTATATTTAGAGCAGGCCAAAGAATTAGACCAATAGCATACACTCAAACTGCAAGCTATGATGGTAATGGTAATGTTATAGAGTTTGGTTATACCGGCTCTATAAATTTTGTACAAGGTGATACTCCCAATGACCCTGGTGGATCGGCTAACGATTATAGATTATTAGCATTCGCGAATGATGGATTAAATTTATTTACCAGTCAATCCATTGGCACTTCAGGCAATGTTACCGGAAATATTAAATGGAATCCTCCAATTCAATTAGGAGCTTCTGCTAGTTTTGTTACTTCTTCAGGATTTGTTAATCCATCTACAGGTTCAATATATAACCCTACAGGATCATTAGCACAATTGTCTGGGTCAGGGTATATATTGGATGTAAAAGCATCTATAGATATTGATTTTGATTTAACAAGCAATTCAAGAAGTAATGATAATATACAAATTTATTTTAAAATAATAAAAAATAATGAGATTAAACGTCAAGAAGTGTGGGGAAAATCATTTAAATCAAGGGGTGAAAATCAAAAAGGACCCAATAATGTTACTTTAAGCTATACAGACAATGCTGCTACTACTTCTTCATTATATCGTGTAGAATATAGTATATATGGTTGGACGACAGATGATGCAATAGATGGAGCTATAAATTTTGCACCCACTAGTTATTTTCAAGTTACTCAATACCCCGCTCCTAATACAGGTCCAGTAACTCGATTTTGGATGACAGGATCAAATTCTAATCTATTATTTGCTAAAAAAGGAGATGGAGCTAATATTTTTGGATTAAACGATGTTTGGGGACAAAAACAACAAAATATTAATAATAGTGGGTTTGATCCTATAGTATATGATTTTGAACCCCAAGCAGGAGACGAAATTAGATTCCAAGGAGTTGAGCAACAAACATACACAATTACTCAAGTATCCCAATCTGTAACTCAATCGGGAGCAGGAAATTACAATGCTTTAACTCTTACATTGAACAGACAAATATCTAATGATATTAATACAGACTATTTCCTTATAAGGAGATATATACCAGATCCAGGGAATATAATATTAGACATAAGTAAACCTGCAGGCCAAACTAGTGATGGTATATTGATACCTGAATTTTTAGGGGAAAAAGCAAATGAAACTAAAGAAAAGATTATATCTTTGCTTAGAGCACAATCATAAAATTAAAAATATACATATTTATAATAAAAACAATATAAACAAATGGGATACCTAGACAACTCAGTAGTAACTGTAGACGCCATTTTAACAAATAAGGGCCGTCAATTACTAGCACAAGGAAATTTTAATATAACACAATTTGCTTTGGCAGATGATGAAATAGATTATACATTATATAATCCTACTAACCCTTCAGGATCTGCTTATTATGGTCAAGCAATTGAAAACATGCCTTTACTTGAAGCTTTCCCTCAGGAAACTCAAATGATGAAATATAAATTAGTTACCTTACCTAGAGGAACAGCAAGATTACCTATTCTTGATTTAGGTTACACAGCTATTGTAATTAAACAAGGAGCATCACTTGCCATTACTCCAGAAACACTAAATTATTTAGGTGGTAATACATTTGAAACTAGCGGTTATACAGCTACTATTTCAGATGTTAGATTATTTAGTGTATTTGAAGGTGTAGGTATTAATACTCCACAAGCTCAAGCTCTTAACCAAACTACAACTTTAGGAACCTCAGTATCTAAAACTGTTGTTGGAACTACAATTAACATAAGAGCAACTACAATTAATACATTATTTGGTTCAAACACACAATTAACTGCCACCTTAACTGTAGAAGGTAGAGATAGTGGAGCCCGTATAACCATCCCAGTAACAGTAACAAAAATATCCTAAAATATAAAATATGGCCTTTAATAGACTAGACCCTTCAGATTTTGTAGTAAGCTCAGACGCTATATCTGCTACTTTATGGTCAACCCAAGCAGCACAATTAACAACATTTTTTACATCATCACAACAAGAGGCAGGCTCTTCAGGTGATTATTATTTAAGTGTTTATCAAACAGCTTCAAATTTAACTAATGCTGCTGTACAATTTGATATAGCCTATGGTAATGCTCTTGGTAGTGGTAGTTTAGTATATAATAGTGCTATAGATGGTTTATCCCCAACAGCTACTATTTTTGGACAATACCAAGATTTAGTATTAGGAGATGAAAACGCAAACTTTACTTTTGGTGCAATTACATCATCTGAATTTTATGCAATATCATTTGAAAGAGCAAGATATAAAAATGCTCTTCTTTTAGGCTCGTTAACATTACAAATTAAAGGCCCAATAGCTGCTTCTGGTTCAATTACACTAACTGATAATAGTGCTTATGTTTCTGCTGTAACATTCACAGAAGCAGGTAGAGTATTTCAGTTAATTTCAGGATCAAAAGGAACAGCAAATACTACTAAAAATACTAATGGATACACAACAGATTCAGGATCATACGGATGGTTACTCCCAGATATCGGAACTATATTATTAAATCCTAAAGCACTATCCGCCCCAACATCAAGTGGTGGTATTGGATTTGTATATAGTGGTTCCGCTTCCGGATCAGGTGTACCTAATGTATCCCCAATGACCTCTTTATATCAGGCAATAAGCGGTTCTGCTAATTTCCAAATTAACTCTCAAGAGACAATAACCTCAGATTTTATTTTTATAAGAGCAAGAAGTTCAGAATTCAATTATTCTGAAAACCCATCGTTTATTTCAGGATCTACAGGTGAGGTATTATATAATCAATTCATAAACAATCCACAAACATACATTACAACAGTGGGTTTATATAATGATGTTAATGAATTATTAGCAGTGGCTAAACTATCTAGACCATTACCTAAAGATTTTACATCAGAAGCCTTAGTCCGCGTTAAGCTAGATTTCTAAAATGAATGGGCGCCTACAAACAATTTTTAACGTCTGATATAATCATTACTCCTTTTGAAGTAAACAAGTCGTTTACTTTTCAAGGGGCATCTGAATTAACAGCATCTGCTGTTTCTATAGATAGATTTTTGGGCCTTAATACAAGTTCTCTATTTAATCCAACTATTGATCCTAAAACAGGACAAGTATCAGGATCAACCCAATACCAGCGCTTAATATATAATTCAATTAAGGAATTATTTTATTCAAATTATTTAAGTTCAAGTTATGGAGATCCAGCCAATGTTGGGTTTATAGTACCCGGAAATGATGAAGCAGGAAATGTTTTAGTAGGACCACCATCTTCAACAGGTAGATATTTTAATTATAAACAAACAGATTTAACATTTGCCAAATATTTTCCTACAGCATCCGACTCTACTATCGGAGTAATATCTATTCCTTCTCGTTTGTTTGGAAATTATATCCAACCAAACTCATTTATATGGAAATCAAGTAGCTTTACTATTACAGACGATGGAGAAGGTAATCTAATATCAGGCTCAACAATATACGGGAATATATTTTATTATCAAGGATTAGCAATCATAACAAGCGGATCATCAGCAGATATACTTAATTTTGTAACTTCATCTGCTGTTACTTGCTCATTCTCATCTTCACTTACAATATACGAAACACAATACAAATGTACTATTAGATCAAACGAGTTTAATGCTACTTTAAATCCGTCTGCTGAGGTGAGTGGTTCTATGCTTTCATATAGTGGGAGCTATTTCTATCAACCAAATGGAGGTATTCCTACTGATAATGTAACTGGTTCATATTTTGCACCATATGTATCAACAGTAGGTTTATACGATGAAGATCAAAATCTATTAGCTGTAGGTAAACTTGCTCAACCGCTTCCTACCTCAGCAACAACAGACATAACAATACTAGTAAACATGGATAGATAAATGTGGTTATACAATAATAAAGTTATAGAAAAATTAGACGATTTCCCCCCCAACATATACGGGTTTATATACATAACTACTCATATACCCAGCGGGATATCGTACATTGGTAAGAAAGTATTGTATCACAACGTAAAACGCAAGTTAACACGCAAGGAATTAGCCGAACACCAAGGTGCAGGTCGTAAACCCACCCACCAAGTAATTCAAAAAGAAAGCGATTGGAAAACATATTACGGCTCTGCTAAACCTATCCTAGAAATGTTGAAGGGGGGTAAACAGCAAGAATTCAAACGTGAAATACTAGAGTTAGTTTACAGCAAAAAACTACTAACATATTACGAGTGCAAATATTTGTTTAAACATGGGGTATTAGAAAACCCCTCAGAATACTTCAACGATAACGTTTTAGGCAAATTTTACAGGAAAGACTTTGATTCCAAGTAGGGATTTTATATATTCCCC